TTGTAACGTGCTGTCCAAGCTTCTTGCGCGTTGTCATAAGCCATCGCAGCGCCTTCATTCTTGACAGGAGCAGCGTTAAAGCCAGACAGCTTGGTTTCTTCTTCGAACGAACGCTCTGAAGATTCTGTTTCAAAAATCTCTTTGTGTTGTTCGCCATACTTTTTGTACTCAAGACCGAACAAGGCATTTAAGCCCGGAAGGAGTTCTTTAAGTAGTTGTGCGCGTGAAATAGCCATGATTTAGCTCCTTATACGCCGGTTGCGTTGTTGTACTGATGCATACCAAAGTTGATCTTAACGATCACTTCTGGGAAGTTATCAGCAGCGGTTGCAGTGTCTCGTACCACATCAATAATACGAATAGGCAGAGTGTTGGTTGTGGCGGTTGCAGCCGTAACAGCTACTTGTGAGTTACCAGTGGTAGTCACGCCAGCGTTCTGAACCAGTGTTGTGTTGTTACCAATAGCGGAGATTCCTACGCCGGTAATAACAGTTGTGCCAGAAACAACAGCAACTTGGAACAATGTATCTGGATCATCTGCAACGACTGCAAAAATCTGCGTGCCAGACTTAATAGCCTGACTCGCTGGATAAAATTGCTGTTGTTGGATTTGACCAGTTGAACTGTTTGTAAAACTCACGCCCAAAAACACGCCGCAAGGAGTAGCAGTAGCCGTACCTGTGTCCTTCTCGATTGTGCCGTCAGAGACGCGCTTAACTAAATCACCGTAGAAAATGCTTGTAGCATAGCCACTAGCAATCTCCATTAGGCGGGTTGCTCCGGAGAACACCTGCCCGCCGATCAAATTGATCGGTTTTAGCCCGTAAGGGGCGCTTACAGTTGGATAAGCCATTTAAGACTCCTTTGATTGATTACCGGATCCGAAAGTAACTCTTGATTTACGTTCGCTAAATAGCGGCATAATAGAATTATTTTCTTTCATGAAGTTATTATCTACAGCCCGCATCTGATTTTCACTCTTTTGTTGAATGGAATCGTCGCGAGCCTTGACACGTTCTGCCGGTTGTTTGCATAACATTAGCCCACCAATCACGATGTTGTCCTTAAACTGACCGTTTTCGACAATCAGAATCTGGATTTCGGGGTGGTCTGCTGCTAGACAAGGTTCCCAGCCAGAGCGAATTTGTGTGGAAAAGTTCGTAGCATCAGCTTCGCCGCGTGTCGCGATACGCACCCAATGAAATCTCCATCCTGCTTGCGGCTTAGGGCTTGGCAAGGTTTCTGGATCAACCCACGCCTGAACGCGAGCTTCTGTTTCACGAGTTTGTAGATCTTGAGGTGTACGATTTTGAGCCATGATTATTTCCTTTGTCCTAAAGCAACCTGTTTGGCGTATTCTTCAAGTGGAACTCCAAGCCGTTTAGCCAGAGCCACAGAAGATGGGGTCAGCACAATCTTTTTGGGCGCGGTGCTGCGCGTTGCGGGAGCGACTACGTTCGATTTTTGTCTTGGTTTTTCAACCTCAACTTCCTCTGCGTCGTCAAACTCGTCGGGAAATACTTGTCGTATGCGAGAATTGATTTTCTCGTAGTACTCATCTGAGCGAGGGTCTAAACCCTGTTTTACTAATTTCTGGTGCAACCCCAAAGCAAAACTTGTCATCTCGTCATCTGAACCAAACCATGAATTTTGTTTCTGCCAATTCACAGCTTTTTCATCAACTTGAGGCTGATTTGGGGCGATTTGTTGTTGTTGTACTGCAACTTCGGGCTTTTGTACAGCGGGTAACTTAAAATTATTTACGCGATCAGCCTTGATCTTGGCTGCGGTTAATTCATCTTGCGCTGCAACAACTGCATCAGAGTCGCCTGATTCATAAGCTATCTTATACTTAGCTTTAGCCTGTTCTACCTCTGTAGCTGTAGCGCGTTTGGCTTGTTCAAGAAGAACTTCTTGGTTCTTGCCAACAGTGCCTTTAAGATTTTTGTTTTCCTCCATGACCTGCTGAGCGTAACGAACCGCCTCTTCTCGCTCACGAAAAGCTGTCTCTTTTGCGCGACGTTCATCATGGTAGCCCTTGGTTAAGTGGCTCATGCGCTTACGCACTTTCTCCGAATATCCTTCCAACTCTTCGTCGGTCGGGTCTTCTGGAGGCTCCGATGGCTTGCGATTACGATCTTGTGGGGGTGTGTCATCCACAATTTCGATTTCAACCTCGGGCTTTTTGTCTTCGGGGACTTCGACCTCAACCTCTTTTCCAGAGGCACGTCCCTCGACTTCAACCTTAAAATCTTGCTTGTCTAGGTCTTCAAACCCAAACTCGACTGGTTCCATAGCCATAATTTATCCTTTAAACAGCTCGTGTAACGCCACGGGGATCGGCAACGACTGCTTCAATAGAGTCATCGTTTATCAAGCGTAGTTCCTGACCATTAACATGGAGCCGTGTACCAGTGTGGGGGCGGATAACTACATAGTCCCCAATCTCGCACCAAGGTCCATTTGGGAACCTGTCTTTATCGCTATAGGCTTCTGCACCCATATCTAAAACAATCCCAATAGTGGTCATGATTCGCTCTTCGTGCAAAGTGCGGTCTGCTTTAAGAATTCCAGATTCAAACTCTTTTTCGACCGTTGGTAGTGCGATAAGCAAACGGTATCCAACAGGCTTAGGTAACTGTTGTTCCATTTCTGCTTCGGTTACTTCGACTTGTTCAGTCATTGTCGTCATCCATATAGTTACGAGCAAGGTCATGAATTTCACGCTGCGCTAGACTTAGACCTGTGATTAGTCCGCACATATTCCGGTAATGGGTGTAGTCTTTACAACCCCCATCAGCCATGAACTCGGTAGCAGAGCTTTTATGCTCGTTTAACTTTTTAATCAGCGCGTCAAAGACGGTGTTTGCCATTTTTAGTTACCTCGTTTGTTAGAACTCATGTAAGTCTTTAAGAAATCCATCTTGTTTTTGTCTACAGCTTGCTTACCTTGAGTTGCGAGACGGTTTGCCTCGTTTTCAGCCGATACACCTAACTTCTGTTTCTCTAGCTCTAACTTAGCTGCGGCAAGCGCGATGTCGGCTTTATCCTTCTCTGCCTTACGCTGTACATCGGACTGCTTGATCTGCACTTCGGCTTGTTGCAACTGGAATAACGGATCTTGCTGTTGCTGTTGGGCTTGTTGTTGCGCAGCTTCTTGCTGGTGAAGTTGTGTAAGTTGCTTGCCCGCGTCTGCAACAAATCGTGCCAACTGAACTTCGATATCTTCTGGCAATTCTTCGTCTGGAGGGGGAAGCGTTACACCTAACTGCTCTTCGATCTGCTTGCGATAGCGGAACCCTAAATGCTCTGCAATGTGAGCCTGTAGTGCTGCCATCATTTGCTGAGCCATCGGGTTTTGACCAATCGTTTGCGCAATCATTGGGTCTTGCATAAAGGTTGTATGCGCTGCAATGTGGGCGTCTTGGTCTTGGTAAATAAACGCCTTGACTGGCTTGCCGATAAGTATTGCCATGTTCTCCGATACCGGATCTTTTGGCTTTTGATCTTCAGATGTGGGAACAAGTTTGTCTGCGTTCTTAATACCTAAAACCTCAATCATCTGGCGGTGTAACTGCGGCAAGTCATAAATCTGTGGTGCTTGCTGCGCCATTTGTAGTACGGCTTGGTATTGCACGACTCGTTGGGCCATCGTGCTGCTGTTAGGATCACTAACAGGAATGACTTCTACCAATGCATAGTCTGACTTTTTGGCTTTGGGTTCGCCTTCGTCTGGCTGATACTCGTACTCTTCTGGCGCATAGTCCGCCATAATAGATTTTAGTAATTTAAACTCTTGCTTCATTGCGTAATGCACACGGGACTGCACTGCCGCCATGGGTTTAAGTGTGCGCTCAAGTAAGGCTAGTGTCGTTCCAACCGGAGCATTAGCGCTCATGTCAGAGATGTTCATATCACTAATTGCGCCTAGACGACGGCCTTCATCAGTAATACGTTGCAACAAGGTTAGAAGCGTTTGGCTTGGCTCCTTGTATGGCATCATCAAAATGTTGTCTTTAATGCTTCCGCTAGGTACATCTACATCACGGAATTCGCCGGGGGCGATAGGCGTGTCATCACCTTTTACCCGCAGACCGCGAGACTTAAGACCACCGGGAAGATTAGCAAGAGTGCCAGCATCAACAAGCTGACGAATAATAGAAGTACCTGCACGGGCGTACCCTCCAATAATATGGATTAGTCCCATCCCGTAGAAACCAAAGCCCGGCACATAGACATAATGTACAAAGTGCTGGCGTTTGAGTTTTAACTCATCATCTGGGTTCCAGTTACGACGAATTGCAAGGACTGTAGAAGTGCTGCGTTCAATCGTAATAACATAAGGTTTAGCGAGGTCATCTTCATCGTCTATTCCGGGAATGTTGTAGTCGATGTGGATCTCACACAACGCATAGCGCTCGTCATCAGACAGTGTGTAACCGCCTTCTTCGGCTTTACGTTTTTCGATATCTGTATGAAACGTCTCTGGATCGCCTAAATCTACATCACAGTAAAAGCCACTTGCTTGAAGTTTTTTAACTTCGTTCTTAGTCTTGCGCATGATGTGTGTCACGCGCTCAGCACTCTCAATATGGGATGCGCCGTAAGGAACAATGACATCCTCTGCCGGAATGTAGATCGAGACTTGACGGTTCAGGCTTGGGTCAAAATACACTTTCTTAAATGCGGAACCCGCCAACCCTAGTGAATACAATGCCCGCTCATGCTCAGGGCGGTATTCCACCATGACATCAGTTAGTTCATGATTCATGTCAGCTTCAACACGCTTAGCTGCATCTTCTTTTTCGGGTGTAATCTTACCGATAATCTTCGTGCGTACCGGACCCGCTGCCGGAAAAGTCTCGGACATTGCTTCGGCTTGAAAGCGAATAGCCGCTTCTGCCAGCACCGTTGAGTACACACCACACGCATCTTGCCAAGGTTCTGTACGCTCTTCGTATTTAAACCCAAGAACATCCAAGCCCTTAACATACGTATCCGCCCAATCTTTGCGGCTATTTACGTCAGCATCTACTAGCTCAAGCAATTCAGACGCAAGCGACTGTAGCTCACCATCGTCGAGAATCTCTGCGATGTTTTCGTTAAACTCGCTATCTTCTTCTGATTCTTTTTCTGGGATGAGCGTAATTTCAACGCTGCCATCCGATAGCGTAACCATTTCAGGGTTAACAATATCAATCTCAAGAGCTTCTTCTTCTTGATCGTCTATCCCAAGAGGGGCGGCGTACAGACCTTTTTCCATGATTTAATCCTAGTAGTACCCGCCTTTGCGGGATTTAAAGTAACGTATGTCGTCTGGCTCATCTGTAGGTAGACGAATAAACCCACCTTGGCGAAATCTTGATAAGCTCATGCTAATACAGTCAACCATATCGTCATGCTCAGACGCAGGGAACGCTGCAAGTTGCTCAACTGCTTCTTCTGCCCACTTACGTCCTTCGGGATACCAAACCATCCCAGATCTAAATATATCTGATATAGCGTTAATACGCGCTATTTTATCGCCTGTGCCGCGATGGGGGGTGAATTCTTGCACGGGAATACCCAACCGACGCAATTCTTGAAACAATGGAGTGCCGTTAGATTTCTTTTCCACGATGAACGAGTCAGGATTCCACTCCTTCCACTCTCGTAGGGCTAACTCTTTAAGTTCAGGAAACTCCACCCGAATGTTAATGACGTTGAGCAACATGATATGCGCCGCGCTTTGTGTCAGATTGTCGTCTGAGAACACACCCCATGTCGTAATAGCGGTAAAGTCCGAGCGGTTGTTCGTTTCAGCTGCCGCATCCAGCGCCATGATGATGTACTCACACTGCGGAGGCTCGTCTCGCTCCCACTTGCGCCACCACTCACGCTTAACAAGTGCGCCTTCTTCGGCGGTGGGGTTCTGCTGATACTGCGCGTTCCACTGAAACAGTGGCATGGAGGCTTTCGTGCGGTGTAGCGCCTCTAAGTCATAAAACTCAGGCCACAACGCCTTTTCATCGTCCGTGTTTTCGTTAAATATCGCCGGAAACTCAAACAAATCGTACTGATCCGCCAGCTCTATGCGGCTCATGTCCTTAGCCAGCTTGCCAATCAAGTCATTCGGGTGCCAGCGGGTGTGCACAATAGCCACTTTACCCTGTGGCATCAGACGCGTTCGCGCACCATAGGTAAACCACTCATACACACGGTCAAAAACGTCATAATTACCGTTAATTACGTCCTGTTCCGAGAACGGATCGTCCACAATCAGGAAGTGCGCCCCCCGACCCGCAAGGGCTGCACCCACACCACAGGCAAAATACTCCCCGCCCGCGTTTGTGTTCCATCTACCCGCGCTTTTTGAGTCCGCCGCAAGGGTAACGGCAGGGAAAATCTCTTTATAAGCGTCACAGTCCACGATATTTCGCACTTTGCGACCAAAATCAACCGCCAAATCCCCCGTGTGGGAGACCATTAGCACCTTTTTATCGGGATTTCGCCCTAAATACCACGCTGGGAAGTATATAGATACGAGCTGGCTCTTGCCATGACGGGGTGGCACGGACACCCCAATACGATCTTCCTCGCCGCGCTCCATTTTCATGAGCAGATCAGCCAACCGCTTGTGGTGTTTACCCACTTTATAGTTAGGATCCATTGCTTGGCAAAACATAATCAAGTCATCATGGCAGAGTTGCGCACGCTTGCGACGCTCTAACTCTTCTAACGCAGAAAGTACTTCGGTTAGTTCATCTGGTTTGAGCAGATGTAAGTTAGCTTGCAGGGATGTAAGCTCGTACTCAGTCAGCATTGTGTACGACAGCGTCTTCGATGGGTTGCCCACTGCTCATGCCCATTAACTTAATGAGCTTATCGCGCACTCTATCTTCTAGTTCAGTGGCAGATTGATGCCGCACTGTAATTTCCGTGCGCTCGGTAAAGAGACCCACTTCACTTATCTTACCCAGTAGCTCTAGGGCTTTGATGCGGTTCTTGTTGCCGGGGGCGGCTTCCTCTAGCAAGCTGTTGGTCACAAACTGGCGAATTTGCACAGCCGTATCCACAACCTCATGGTCATAGTCAGCGATCAAAGCGCGAAGATATGTGGCGGTCGCCGAGCGTTGGATTTGCGCAGGGGGTGTTAAGTCACGCATTACATCACGCGCAATACCCCGATCAACCGGCGTAGCGGGTTCTGGGTCACCGAATTCAGTAACAAACTGAGCGGAGCTAAACATAGCTTTTGCTGCGGTATGCACGTCGGTAGGATTTGTTATTCCTTGCCCAACGGGTAGGCTTAGTTCTGGAGTAAGCGGAATGTACACGGCGCACCTTTTAAGGCGTTATGGTCGAAGTATATCAAATTTTTTAAAAAAATAAAAATTTTATGGGGGTACCTTTTTGCAAGGGG